CTTTACCACACCGGAAGAGGGTACTCATTACGTCTACTGCCAAGCAATTGCTGGGGATGCTACAGACGGTTACTACGGCATTCCTGGTGTTGGTATGAGTAAAGCTGAGAAGATTTTAGAGGGGTGTACAACAGAACGAGAAATGTACGAAGCTGCTGTAGAGGCGTATCGAAAGAAGTTTGGTGACTGTCACAAGTATGAGTCTTGGGGTGGTACTAAGATGGAAAAAGACCCTGAAGGGTTGTTTCTAGAGAACATGAACCTAGCTTGGATATTAAAAGAAAAAGATAAATTCTATAAAATACCAGACAAGGAGCATTGATTGGCGTTCAAGAAAAGGCACTTCCCAACAAGAGATAAGAAACTACCGAAAGGTTATGATTCTTGGTTAGAGCTTAATCTCCACGAAGGCCCACTTAGGGAAGCTCAGCACCACCCTACAAAGCAAGACCTGATACCTTACTCAGTACCACATACCTATGAGTATGATTTTATGTTTATCCACGAAGACAGGATGTTTGTATGTGAAGCTAAAGGGCGTTTAAGAGATAGTGCAGATGGTCGTCGGTATCACTTTATAAAAGATGCTTTAGAGGACTGGAAGTTATTTAAAGAGAGTGGTTGTAGTGATATTGAGTTCTTCTTCTTATTCGAGAATTCTAAGACTGCCTTTCCTTTTGCAAAGAAGCGTAAAGACGGTACTAAGCTAACTCACGGAGAATGGAGTTCAAAACACGGCTACAGGTGGTTGTGCAAGAAACGTGGGGATTTAGAAGGTGTGAATTCCAGTGAAACTTTAGTTAAACAGCTAGAGGTTATGAATTAATGGCTTACGCATGTATCAAGAAACATAACTCTGATTTGAAACGACGGTATAAGATTACACGGAGAGTCCACCAAGCTATTTTAGAGGGTCAGCAATACCTATGTGCAATCTGCCATGGGCACCAGTTGGAGGTGGGTACGCTAGTCATGGAGCATGACAATACAACAGGCGTTCTTCGGAGTGCTTGCTGCCCAGCTTGCAATGCTGTACTAGGCTTCTCGAAAGAGAATATAGGCACCTTGAAAAACGCTATCAAATACATTGAAGAAAGCTAAGCAGATTCTACACATTATATTGATTGACATAGTGTGTAGAATTACCTTACAATAAAAGCCCACCTACACGGAGTCACAAATGAACAGCATCGTCTACAAGACAGTACGCTTTAACGAACTAGGAGGGACGCCTGTTGATTTCTCTCCTGAAAATATGATGGATGCGTTAGGTATCTTTGCTGAAGAGGTTAAGGAGACTGAGAACGCTATCTACTTGCTTGATGATATTGCTGATAGCTGGGAGTTATCTGCTACAAAAACATCTAAAGTTGCTACTGAGATTCTTGATGGTTGTGTGGATTCGGTAGTCACAGCTATTGGGATTCTTCATCGAATGGGTCTCACTGCTAATCAGATTAATGAAGCTTTCGGTGTTGTTGCTGACAGTAACTTGAGTAAGTTTCCAGTAAGTCGTGAAGAAGCTGAGGAGTCAGTGGATAATTACAGTAAAGACAGCCGTTATCGGGGAGTTGGATACAAAGCACAGGGTGGTGGCTATGTAGTTTTTGGTGCTAAATCAGATGGGACAAGTTCGTATAAGATTCTAAAAGGTGTGGGTTTTGTAGACCCTCATCAACAACTTCGCAAACTTGTCGGTGATTTATATATTTCCTGGGGATCCTATGAGTAAAGCTTTAGAGATCCAAGTAGGTGGTGGATATTACAAAGACCTTGCTATTCAGCCAGCCGAGTACAACCACGCTAATAAGATACCTTACTTAGAGGGTAATGTTATTAAGTACGTGACTCGACATAAGAGTAAGAATGGTCGGCAAGATATTGAGAAGGCAATACACTATTTAGAGTTAGTCTTAGAAATGGAGTACCCAGATGATTAAAGTAGAAGGTAAGGGCGGTATTTCCGCTACTATTATTGCAGACAGCACCACAGGCATCGACGGTAAGCGTATTACTACTTATGAGTTGGAGTATCCGCGCTTTATCCATTCTGAATTTATGACTCACAGGTGCTTCTCACGTAACGCCGCGAGTAGTCGTGCTATCCCAATTGAGAAGACTATCGAGCAAGTGATGACTAACCCAGCGGCACCTATTTACTGGGGTTTGAACAAGCCAGGGATGCAAGCAAAAGAAGAACACGAAGAGCCTGAAGACTGTCTAGGCTACTGGAAAGATATTGCTTATGAAGTTGCGGATTTGTGTCAGTTTATGTCCCAAGACTTGAAACTTCACAAACAGATTATCAACCGTATCAATGAGCCTTTCCAGTTTATGAAGGTTGTCTGTACAGCTACTGAGTTTGAAAACTTTTTCTGGCTACGTTCTCATGAAGACGCTCAACCAGAGATTAAAGAGCTTTCAGATTGCATGTTCAAGGCGCGTGAAATGTCTGTACCAAGAACACTCTTACCTGAAGAGTGGCACACGCCTTATGTAAGTCACATGCAAGGTGGTTCTGATGAACTTCTTTATTACATTGATGATGGACATGGCGGGGGTATTATTCTAAGCCTTGAAGATGCGCTTAAAGTATCTGCCAGTTGTTGTGCCCAAGTAAGTTTCAGGAATTCAGATACTAGCTTAAAGAAAGCTTTGAAGATTTATGGAATGTTGGTGGGGAGTGAGCCTGTTCATGCTAGCCCTTTTGAACATCAAGCTACACCGATGGAGATGCCTGCAATTGATTGTGAAGGTTGTGTAATGTTCCCGGAAGATGGCCAGACGCAACTCGACATGGACGACAACTATTGGTCGGGTAATTTCAAAGGCTGGATTCAACATCGACAACTAATCCCTGATAATGCGAAATGGTGATTTAATGCAAGTACAGAAGCGTGATGGAAGTATTGAAAACTTCCAAGATGATAAGATTAAACGTGCTGTTGCCCTGGCAATGTCTCGAACAGACGTTAAAGATGAATCCCTCAAAGACTCTGTAGTTAGTTTCGTTAAGAACCACATCAGTACCGGGGAGTTACCGCACGTAGATGAAGTACATGAGCTTGTAGAAGATGGCTTGATGGATGCTAAGGCGTTCTCAGTAGCCCGTGAGTACATTACGTACCGTGATAAGAACATGCCGGACATATTCCGTTCACGAACGGCTTACAAGCCTTTTGAGTATCCCCATTTGGGGATTTATGTAGATGCTATCCAGCAGTCTTATTGGATTGTTTCAGAGTATAACTTCTCAAGTGATATTCACGACTTTAAAGCGGTTCTACTACCACATGAAAAAGAAGCTGTTAAACGCTCGATGTTAGCTATCTCACAAGTGGAAGTCGCTGTTAAGACATTCTGGGGTAAGATCGGTGACAGGATGCCTAAACCGGAGATTCAAGAGGTTGGTGCTAGTTTTTCCGAGAGTGAATGCTTCTCTGATGATACCGAAGTATTGACAGAAGATGGTTGGAAGTATTTCAAGGATTTAGACAAGACTGAGGAAGTGGCTCAGTACAACATGGAGAATGGGGAGGTAAGTTTCGTAAAACCTTCTGGGTATATTAAGAGGTATCACGAAGGTGAGATGCACCTATATCAGTCGAAGGGTACAGATATTTGTGTAACACCTCGTCATGAGATTCTTGTAATGCACCCTCAAAAGGATTACTACGAAAAACGTAAGTCTGAAAACGGCCTTTGGTGTAGAAACTACCGCTACCCTACTTCTGGTTACAAGACAGGTACTAAGTCTTTTACAGATGTTGACCGCTTACTTGTTGCTATACAGGCAGATGGCTGTTTGCTTGGAGAAACGCCCTCTGGAAAAGGGAAGGTGCGACGAGACTTCAGTTTCAACTTATCAAAACAGCGTAAAGTTGATCGACTGATTGAAATCCTTGATGCTATCGGTATTGATTACTACAAACGTCAGGGCCGTGATGAATTTACTATCATTAGTGGTAGACTACCTGAAGGTATTGAAAGTACATCTAACATTAAATGCTTTGGCTTTATCAACCTATCCGAAGTAGGTAGCGACTACTGTGAAAAGTTCTTTGAAGAGTTAAAGTATTGGGATGCAGCTTGTCGTGTCGGGAGGGGTAGCTACACGTACTACAACACAAATGAAGCTGCTGTTGATAAGATTATGGCGCTAGGAACGCTGGGTGGATTTAATGTCAACAAGGGTATGAACCGTACCAGTGAACAGTCAATGATGATACCGAACCCTGATGGCAAGGTTCGTCAAAGTTCCAAAGACTGCTACGCTGTTTCTGTTAGGAAGAGTGACAAGACGGTTTACCCCAAGCGTGAAAGTATTGATTACAGCGGTTTTGTGTATTGTGTGACTGTACCGGAGAGTAATATTGTCACAAGGCGCAATAAGAGGGTTGCTATTTCTGGGAATTGCCGCCATTCCCGAGCATATTCTCATCTATTGGAACTCCTCGGACTTAATAAAGAGTTTGAAAAGGTCTTAGAAGTACCTGCTATCAAGAAGCGTGTAGAGTACGCTAAGAAAGCACTGGCTAAGTCTAAGACTGATAGTAACCAAGACTACCTTGAGTCCGTCTTGTTGTTCACTTTGTTCATTGAGAATGTGAGCCTGTTCAGTCAGTTCTTGATCATCTCAACAATGAACAAAGAGAAGTCGGTACTATCTGGTATGAGTAATGTCATTGCTGCTACAAGCCTTGAAGAACTTACTCACAATGACTTTGGTTGTGCTATTGTCAATGAGATTCGCAAAGAGCGGCCTGAGTGGTTTACCGACGAACTAGAAGAGCGCGTACAACGTCTAGTGTGGCAGGCGTTTGAAGCAGAGAAGGGTATTGTTGATTGGATTTTTGAAGAGGGAGAACTTGACTACCTGCCAAAAGCCTCAGTGATTGAGTACATTAAAAATCGCTTTAATATGGGTCTTGAACAAGCAGGGTTTCATAAAGTATTCCCAATCAATGAAAGTCTAGTAGAGCCTACTCTTTGGTTTGATCTACAGAACAGTTCTACGATGCACACTGATTTCTTCAAAAGTAAGCCAGTAAACTACACGAAGTTCAGTCAGTCTTTCGACGAAAATGAGTTATTCTAACTAGGAGTTCTAAATGTCATTTAATTGGTTAACAAAAGAGTCGGAAGGTTTTCTCAAGAAAGGCTATCTCTCAGAAGGGGAAGAACCCAAAGAACGTATTCGGGTAATCTGTGATAAAGCGCAATCAATCTTAGGTATTGAAGGGTACTCAGACAAGCTCTACGACTATATGGGACGTGGCTGGATCTCCCTCTCTAGTCCTATATGGGCCAACTTTGGTAAGAAGCGGGGACTTCCTATCTCTTGCTATGGCTCACACGTTGACGACGATATTGGAAGCATCCTGTACTCACAATCTGAGGTGGGTATGATGAGTAAGATGGGAGGTGGTACTGCTGGCTATTTTGGAGACATTCGTGAACGCGGCTCCAAGATTAGTGACTTCGGCGTGACTTCCGGTGCTGTACACTTTATGGAGTTGTTCGAAAAGGTCTCGGAAGTAGTCTCACAAGGTGGCGTACGTCGAGGCCGTTTCTCACCGTATTTACCCATTGAACATGGTGACATTGAAGACTTTCTTGATATTGGCTCAGAAGGCAACTCTATCCAGGGCTTGACAACAGCGGTAACAGTCACTGACGAATGGCTTGAGAGTATGATTGCCGGGGATCCAGGTAAGCGTAAGACCTGGGCCAAAGTGCTGAAACGCCGTACTGAAGTTGGTTATCCTTACATCTTCTTTTACGACAATGTCCAGCGGAACACAGTAGATGTTTACAAAGACTTGAAACTACCTATCAGGCACTCTCAGTTGTGTTCAGAGATACTACTACCAACTGATAGTGAAGAGTCTTTTGTATGTGACTTAGCATCTATTAACATGCTGCATTACGATGAAATCAAAGATACTGACCTTGTTGAAACTATCGTCTTCTTACTTGATGCCGTTATGACAGAGTTCCTTACGAAACTTGAGAGTTTCCGTGATAGTGAATCAAAGGCTGATAATCTGACTTTCGAGTATATGCAACGTGCTTACAAGTTTGCTAAGAAACATCGTGCATTGGGAGTTGGCCAGTTAGGCTGGCACTCATACTTACAATCGAAGATGATACCTTTTGCATCCCCAGAAGCTATGGAGATTGCCCATGAATCCTCTAAACTACTACAGGAAAAGTCTTATAAAGCGTCGAAAGAACTTGCTGTGATGTTTGGTGAACCTGAGATTCTTAAAGGGTATGGACGCCGTAATACTACCCTTAATGCGTTGGCTCCAACTACATCTAGTGCATTCATACTCGGGCAAGTCAGTCAGAGTATTGAGCCTTTAATGAGCAACTATTACATCAAAGACCTCGCCAAAGCTAAGGCAGAGATTAAGAATAAGTTTCTAGAAGCAGTATTGTGTTATTACGGGATGAATACTAAGGAGGTATGGTTAGACATTGCTAAGCATGATGGTAGTGTACAACACTTAGATTTCCTTACTGACCATGAGCGGGAAGTGTTTCTGACATTTAGTGAGATCAATCCTTATGCTGTTATTGAACAAGCTGCAATTCGCCAGGAGTTTCTTGATCAGACACAATCCCTAAACTTGATGCTGCCAACTTCAACAACACCTAAAGAGCTTAATAAGCTTGTTATCCACGCTTGGGAAATAGGCATTTGCACACTGTACTATCACCACAGTACTAATGCAGCTCAACAGTTCCTTCAGAAATCTTGTGTAACTTGTGAGGCTTAAATGTACATTATCTATGGTAAGCCTGCATGTAGCTACTGTACTAAAGCTAAAAAGCTTCTGGAAAGGAAGGGTCTTGATTACAGATACGTAGATATCTCTAAAGACTTGGAAGCTCAAGAATACATTCTATCAAATGGGTTTAAGACAGTACCCGTAGTTTTCAAAGAAGATGATTTGATAGGAGGTTATGAAGACTTAGCAGCTACAGTGTAAACAAAGAAACCCCACTCTAAAGTTCCTGTAAAGGTTCTCTAGGTGGGGTTTCTTTTTATGTGTTAGTCGTTAATCTTACTGGCTATGCCTGTTACAAGACCAGCTAATGCAGCAACAACTTCCGCTGGTACATGAACTCCAAACAGTGTTGTTACTACCCAAGTTGCCACTACCGAGAAAGATATCCCTATGTTCTGGGAGTTCTTTCTGGCACCTTCCACAAACTTACTCATAAATCACCACCCCCCTCCGTTAAAGTTAAGCCTGACTGCCCTGTAGAAACTCTCTCTCATTAGCCATGAACCTCCATTAATTCTTATCATCTCTCTAAACAAACTGTCAGCGAATTGTTTTGATAGTTTGAAGTGCAAGTGACTGTAGATGTAATCATGAACCACTGAAGCCCAAAAAGATTCCGTAGCGAACGGGTGGTAGATAGTGTGAAAAGCTCTTGGTATAGAGGCACCATCTGTCACGTACCCTTCCGGCACATTGATAAATAGAAGTGAACCATCTGAAAGCAACACTCTAACTTTGAATGTCTGTGTCAGCATCCTCTTGTCGGTACTATTACCAAGGTGTTTAGCGGGCCAGTCCCTAGCTACAGGCGTTACTACTAGTTGTGTTAAGTAGTCAATCATCCATCAAAACCCTTAAGTCAGTGCAAACACCATCTACAGGGTAGTTCTCAATCGAACTTCTGATAGCAACTAATAGGAAAGCCCTTTTAACAGGGTCTGACTCTGAACAGTAAGCTTGTCTGGTCTTCAGTGTTGTCTCTCCAAACTTATAATCACTGCCAGCAGGTGACACTGCCGAACACCCGCCTAATATAATTATGAAACTAAGAAATAGCGCCCTAATCATTCTCATAACCCTCTAATGAATTTGTAATAGAATCCACACGGTTCTCCAGTTCACTTATACGATCTTCAAGATTAGAAACTATCCGGTTTGTCAGAATCCTGTAGTTCGTCAAGTCATCAGTCAGTCTCTTGTAGCTACTGGATATACCGTCGTAATAAACTTCATTCTGTTGTCTCAAAAGCCTTTCCGTAGATTGTTCCCACCCACTTCTGACAGATGAATTGTTTGTAGTATTTAAAGAATCCATTGTGAAAAGAACTAACGAGAACCCAATGGATACGACGATCACCTTAGTGAATAGATTCTCCTTCATTGCCAATACCAAAATTCAAGGGGTGTTGGGTATCAACCCACGTATATCCTCTCTAAAGTCTTTAGAATCGGAGACTAACACTGTAAGCTGCTTGGAAATCTCCCTCTGTTGTACTTCAAGGGATTGTATTCTGACGTCTATGTAGTCAGTTACTTGTTTGATTTGCCTATCAAGACCTTCATCAGTGACAGCGGTAGAAGTGATTGAGTAAATCCTTTCTTGGTTACTATCAATCTGGTTCTGTAGGTTGCTTGTTATAATACCCCCTAAAGAGAGTAAAACTGTCACTAGTACCGCACTGCCTCCTAACACCCACTGGGCATTATTCTCTGGTGATATAGCCACTTATCAGCACTCCTTATTCTTCTTGACCGTAGTCCCTGATCTTATCCCCTATTAGTTCGTAATCAGTGATCACCTTATTTGCTGCTTCAATCTCACCATGAACACCCTTACACCATGTAAAACATGACTGAACATGGTCAGACACAGCCATGCCAATATCAATTGCTTGATCTCTTGTAAGGGATACCCACTCCCCTGGGTTAGCTTCAAAGTCTACTTCCAAGAGATTAGGATTTGTATTCACAGATACAACAAGAGATGAGACACGATTCTGAGACTCAATATCTGTACGGAGGACAGTACCATCAGGAAGCGTTACACCACCCCTCTCAACTTGTTTACGTTTAAACCTCGCACGTTCTTTATACTCATTTTTAAGTAGTTCGTAGAATGAATCTTCTGTTTCTTCACGCATCCAAGACTGGATGTCAAAGTCGTCAGCAACAGTTCCGTAGAAGGTTGGCACTCCAGTTCTAAAGGAGTCCTCGATAGCGAATACTGGTGATACCCCACTAGGTGTTTTAGGGCCATTTGCAGCAGGGGTTTGTGAGACAGGTTTGTTAGTTTTGTT